GAAGGTGGAAACGATGTCGGTATAGGTATGGAGGTAGACGGTACCTACGTTGTATCGAGTAGGGTATTTGTAGGAAGGGAGGAAGAGTAAATGGGCGGTTTTATCAAAGTAGACAGACGGGAATATAATTGCGGAGGCTACAGATTCTACGAAACCCTGTTAAACGTGAATGATATTTCCCGAATCATGGAATGTAGTGACGATATCAACTACACAAGCATCATTATGACAGATGGTAAGAAAATCGTAGTCGGAGAACGAGTAGATGATATCTATGAGAAGATCACGGAGGCAACATCCTGATAGTAGCGGCACTCACCGATATTATACCAGTCAGGCAGTCATGAATGTCTGGAATCAGAAATAGAATAATTAAATACCGGGTATCGGACTCAAGGACATGTGTGTTCTGTCGTTCCCTCACCGCATGGTAACACAGCCGACATAAGGCGTTCCCCGGCGATAGCGGTTCTTTGACGGTCAGAGAGTCCAATACCCACTATATCAAGACACTACGGTAGTAGCTCCGGCTGCTGCCTTTCATATAGAGGTTACAGCTATGAAGAATAAGGTACCCTGCTATGAATGTCAGGATAGACACATAAGCTGCCACGATACCTGCGAGATATACCTGACATGGCAGAAAGAACATATAGAACGTAAACGGCAGGAGAAGGCAGAACGGCTTAACAGCAGCCGCGTAACAGACTTCACGATAAAGCAGATAGAGAAGAGGAAACGCAAATGATCCCGAAGGAACTGACAGAACTGAATCAATGGGTATGCGCGTGGGACGGTTCCAAATGTCCCATGAAAGCCTATGAGAAGCGCGCGGCCTCTTCGGTAGACCCGTCAACGTGGTCAGACTATGAGACTGCATGTGAGGCCGTAGCCGCCGGACACTATGACTATCTCGGATTTGTCTTCGCAGATAACGGCATAGTAGGCATAGATATAGACACAGGCTTTGACCCTGACTCCGGCCTCATGACACCGTTGTGCGCTGACATCATGGCAGCATGCCACAGCTACACGGAGAAATCACGATCCGGCAGAGGCGTACACATCTTCCTGCGCGGCACGCTGCCGTTTCACGGGAAAAACAACCTTCAGGGCGTGGAAATATACCAGAGCCGCAGATTCTTTATCATGACCGGGCAAACACTTATCTTCCCGGAGATCATAGAGAATCAGGAAGCCATAGACTACGTGGTAGAAACCAACTTCCCGGAGACAGAACGCGCAGCAGAGGGCAGAAATAAGACCGTGGGGAAGATTTATAACCCTGTATGGGTAATGGACAAGAAATCAGGAAAAATCCCCGTACAGCCTATATTTCCAGACATAGAGCAGGGAGGTAGAAATATATCACTGGCCTCACTCGCAGGATGCCTACATAATGTGGGTTACTCCAAAAGAGAAATATATATGCTACTCTGCAAGGTAAACAGTGAGAAGTGTAAGCCACCACTCTCGGACAGAGAAGTGATGAACATAACAGATTCGATAACAAGGTATGAAAGGAGGTAGCTATGACACATATAAATGATCCGTTAATGACAGAAGAGGAGAAGCTTTAGGTGACGACATGGAAAGTAATATGTTATTCAAACTGAAAAACGGATGGACGGTCACCAACGAGAAGCACTCCGATGTCCTGTCATATCTGAAAGAGCATCACCCGGAAACACCGTATCAGGAAGACTCCACGGGCTATACATGGGACGAAGCAGGTATAGCAGACCTGTTCTCGGAATGCTATGACAACGACACACGCTACTGCCCGGAAAAGAAGTCGTGGTACACTTACGACAACGGCGCATGGAAGAAGGACACGCAGGGGCTACTTGTCTCAGCAAAACTCAAAGAGTTCGTCCGCCTCCTGTCCCTGTACTGCGGTGAGATAGAAGACGATGATAGGCGTAAAGACTACATGAAGTTTGTAGCAAAACTCGGAGACCGCCGTATGCGAGATCGCATCTTAAGAGACGCAGAAGACAGCATGAAGATATCTGCGGAGACCTTTGATAAGAACCCGTATCTCATAAACTGTCTGAACGGCACCTACGATCTCAAGACTGGCAGATTCAGAGAACACAGCTATGCAGACTACCTTACGATGCAGACGCGCTTTGAGTACACAGTCAGGCCGAAGAAGTGTGAGAGGTGGGAGACCTTCATAGATGAAGTCACGCAGGGAGACAAGGATAAGGCCGCCTTTATAAAACGCAGTCTGGGATACTCGATAATCGGCACCTCAAAGGAAGAATGCCTCTTCATCCTGTACGGCAGCACAACGAGAAACGGCAAGTCTACACTGCTGAGAGCTATAGAATACATGCTTGGTGACTACTCGGAGGCTTCAGACGTGGCAATCATCTGTAAGAGAGATCGGCAGAAAGACGCAGACGCGCCCTCTTCACTGCTTGCCGCACTCAAGGGTAAGAGGTTCGTAACAATGGCAGAACCCGACAGTAACAGCCGTTTAAACGTGGCAGCCATAAAGCAATTCACGGGCGGTGAGAGCATCACGGCACGCGCGCTATATGAGAAGCCGATAACATACGTGCCGCAGTTTACCCTCTGGATAAGCTGTAATGACCTCCCGGCAGTGCAGGACAAGAGCTTGTTCGCGTCAGAACGTGTCAAGGTGATAGAGTTCAACAGACACTTTACAGAGGCAGAACAGGACAAGACACTGAAGGAATACTTTGAGAGTAATGAGGCCATGATAGGCATATTTGCATGGCTGATAGAAGGCTACAGAGAGTACAGAAAGTATGGTCTCGCTATGCCGGAGTGTGTAAGACAGACCGTGAAGAGGTATGAAAAGGATAATGACCTTGTAGTACAGTTTCTTGAGGAACGCTGTGAGCGTGCAGAAGACGTAAAGACACAGGCAAAGACGCTGTATGATACGTATAAGGTATGGTGCAAATCTAACGGCTATTACGTATGCAGCAGTAAGAAATTTAATGCAGAAGTGACCGCGCATCCTGAATGGTATGAGGAAAAGAAACGGTGTACTGGAGGAGCTTATATCTACATCGGAGTACGGCTTAAAGAATAGTGAAGTAGTGAAGCATTTTAGTAAAAATACAATAATTTCTCTATATACGCGCGTATATAGAAAAGTTATAGGAAAAATACCAAAATAGTTCACTACTTCACTCGATAACAGAAAGGAGAAAGAGACATGAAAGAGAGCTATGTAGAAAGATGGGAAAGAGAACAGAAAGAGAAAGCTCAGGCGCAGAAAGCCGCGGAAGTGGCAGAAGAGAAAGTTGAAGTAACAGAGGAGGTGACAGAGAATGAGCAGAACGCCGGGTGCGAAGGACAAGCAGCCAAGAAAGAAAGCAGAAGCAGGAAACAGACCGTCAGACAAAAGTCCGATAATAAGAGATAACAACCCGGTGCTTCCTGAAGGATATAATACGCAGATGATCATGTTCATGAGGGAGGTAATGCCCGAAGAACCTATAGACATAAACGATGTTGAGGAAATGAACAGAAGGTTTACAAGATATCTGGATATCTGCGCGAAGTATGACAAGAAGATAGGGAACTTGGCAGCATACGCCGCTATAGGGATAACGAAAGAACAGGCGAAAGATTTTGAGGTCAACAGCAAGTCGAACCCTGCGCGTGCATACTTCATTAAAAAAGTAAGGCAATTTTGTAGCATGTACAGAGAGGGCTTAATGCAGGACGGGAAGGTCAATCCTGTTACTGGAATCTTCTGGCAGAAGAATTATGACGGACTCAAGGATCAGCAAGAAGTTGTTGTTACTCCTAATAATCCTCTGGGAGAAATGGGAGACACAGAACGGATCAAGCAGAAATACCTTGATGCAGGATACAATGTTTTGCCGGAAGTCGCAGAAAGCGCAGAAAGCGCAGAAAGCACCCTGCCGGAGCCGGGGACTGTAGAGGTTGAGGCCGTGGAGACGGTCAAAAATCCTGAATGATCATATAAGGGCATTTGTGAATTGTAGCATTGGAGACAATAACACAATTGCCCTTATTTCGTGGAAAATTTGACCGCTGACGGGTATTTAATAGCGTTGTAATAGTATTTTACATTTGAGGAAATAAACACCCCTTAAAACTAAAATAAACGCCTTTCGGCGTCCCTCTTCATAACAAAATAAAAGCCCCGGCTTTATGCTGCCGGGGTTAGCTTCTTAAATAGCGGTTTTTGTGTTGGTTTCCAGTATTCAACAATACTGTTTAACTCTTCCGGGGTAATATATGGGATGTTGTAGAGCGTCAGCCCTTCCGGGGTCATGTAATAGCCTTGTCCGTATCTTGGGAGGGTTTCGCATCCGTTCATATCTAATATATTACGGCTGTCCTGC